ATTTATTAAATTTGGTAGAAGAAGAATTAACCAAGGGTACACCACCTGATCGTATAGCTTTTGTAGCATTTACCAAGAAGGCGGCAACCGAGGCTCGTGACCGGGCAATGAAGAAGTTTAATTTAGAAGAACAACATCTTCCATATTTTAGAACGTTACATTCTTTTGCTTTTCATCAATTAGGATTAACAAAGTCAGAGGTCATGTCACGTGATAATTATAAAGAGTTTGCACAAACATTTGGTATGGATCTAGGATCTGTTGCTGATGGTGCAGAGTCTGGTGGTGTAGTAACAACAGACAATATTTTAATTAATGAAATAAATCTAGCACGTATGAAGTGTATGGAATTAGAGCATCATTATAATGAATCTAATTTACAAGATATGTCTTGGCATTCATTATTACGCGCACAAAGATCGTTAGAAGAATTTAAAAAGAAAAAAGAAGTATTTGATTTTACAGATATGATTGAACTGTATTTAGATTCTGGTCCAATACCAAAATTAGAAGTGGTATTTGTGGATGAAGCACAAGATTTATGTAAATTACAATGGCGAATGATAGATAAAATAACACAAAATGCAAGAAAAGTTTACATAAGTGGAGATGATGATCAAGCCATATACAACTGGGCAGGAGCTGATGTTGGGCATTTTATTAGGCTACCTGGTGAAGTAGAAATATTAAAACAGTCTTTTAGGTGCTCTAAAGTTATACAAAATTTATCAGGTAGGATAATAAACAGAGTAAAATTTAGAAGACGTAAGCAATGGAAAGGCACTGATAGAAATGGATTGGCTGTGTATCACAGTTATCCAGAGAGTGTTAACTTACGTGATGATGGTAGTTGGTTAGTTATGGCTAGAACTAATTATATGTTAGATGAGATAGAAAGAGATGTGCGATTACAAGGTATGTTATACAAAAGAAATAATAAATTACCTATATCAGCTAAACTTTTAAATGCTGTAGAGGCATGGAAAAAATTAAATGGTGGTGAAATTGTACCACTTGTAGATATAAAAGATATTTATTCTTATATGTCTAGTCAAATAGGAATAGAAAGAGGACATAAAAATCTTAAGATGGCTGACAAAGAACAATATGAGTTAGAAGAATTAGTTATGCATCACGGTTTGTTAATGGGAGGTAGACCATGGGATGTAGCTTTTGACAAAGTAGGAAATAGAGATAAAGAATATTTAAGAGCCATAGAGGTAAGAGGCACAATATCTAAAACACCTAAAATAAATATTAGCACTATACATGGCGCTAAAGGTGGTGAGGCAGATAATGTGATGCTTCTTACAGACTTATCTAGAAAGTCACAAGAAGCTATGGAAAGAGATTCGGATGACGAATGCCGTGTGTTTTATGTAGGAGCAACACGTGCCAGAGAAACCCTACATATAGTACAGCCACAAAGAGAAGGAGGATTCATAATATGAGTTTTAGTACTGGCATAGCTCCTATTAACAGGAGCATGACGAAAGAAGAAATACTAGCAAAGGCTAGTGACCTTGTTTCTAATGATAGAAATAAATCACATGGTGATGCATTTAGTAATCATGCAGAGATAGCAGAGTTTTGGAATATATTTCTTGATAAGAAGTTAAGACCAATGGCTAATATCACAGCTGATGATGTGGCTATCATGATGATATTGTTAAAAATATCTAGACATACGCAAGGTGAAAAAATTAACATTGATAACTTTGTTGATATGGCGGGTTATGCAGCAATAGCAGGAGAAATTAGTGACTCAGGATCTTTTTAAGACAGTTACATCACAATGGGTTGCGCCTACGGAGTTCCCTCGTATAGAGGGACGCGTAGCGATTGACTTAGAAACTTGTGATACAGATTTAATTAAACATGGTCCAGGGTGGCCAACTAAGAAAGGTAAGGTGATTGGTATAGCTATGGCTACTGCATCATTTAAAGCTTATTATCCCATCGCACACGATGGTGGTGGTAACATGGATGAGAAGAAAGTTATAAAATATATAAAATCTATTTGCGAAGATGATTCAATAGAAAAAATATTTCATAACGCACAGTATGACATAGGTTGGTTATGGACACTTGATGTAGAAGTTAAAGGTAGAATACATGACACTATGGTAGCAGCAGCTTTAATAGATGAGAATAGATATTCATATACTTTAAATAGTATAGTACATGAATATTTAGGTGAGTTTAAAAACGAACAAAAATTAAGAGAAGCAGCAGAAGCATTTGGTGTGGATCCAAAGTCAGAAATGTATAAATTACCAGCAATGTTTGTTGGTGAGTATGCAGAGGCTGATGCAGATCTTACATACAAGCTACATGAAAAGTTATCTTGGGAAATTGTAAAAGATAATCTTTCAACTGTGTATGATGTAGAATGTAAATTAATCAACGTTATATTTCATATGACACGTCGTGGTGTTCGATTTGATGATGAAAAATGTATGCTCTTAGAAAAAAAATTCTACAATAAAGAAAAGAAGTTGATGAAACGTGTTAAAGATTTAACTGGTCTTGACATAGAAATATGGGCAGCAGCTTCTATTGCGAAAGCATTTGATGCAATGAATTTACCTTACGAAAGAACGGATAAAACAAATTCACCATCATTTACAAAAATGTTTTTAACAGATCATCCGCATGAATTACCAAGATTAATTATGCAAGCACGTGAACTAAATAAATTACGTGGCACATTTTTACATGGATTGATGAATTATACACAGGAGGGCAGAATACATGCACATATTAATCAAATTAGGTCTGACACTGGTGGTACTGTGTCTGGTCGTTTTTCTTATAATCACCCTAACTTACAGCAGGTACCCAGCCGTGGTCAATTTGCGAAAGACGTTAGGAAACTATTCATTCCTGAGATGGGTGAATATTGGCTCAAGGCAGATTACTCGCAACAAGAACCAAGACTCTTAACACATTGGGCGTGTCTCGTGGACCAACCAGGTGCACATGATGTAAAAGAAGCATACCAAAAGAAAGACTTAGACTTTCATCAACAAACAGCAGACATGGCAGGAGTGGACAGAAGATTAGCAAAAACAATTGGTCTAGGTGTTATGTATGGTATGGGCTATAATAAACTTGCACGTGAGTTAGATCTTGAACCACAAGAAGCAAAAGAAATGTTAAAAGACTTCCGTGGCAAAGTTCCTTTTATGCAGGGTATGCTTGAAGCTGTTATGAATCGAGCTAATTCTAAAGGTGTAATTAGAACTTTACTTGGTCGTAAATGTAGATTTGATTTATGGGAACCTACGTCTTGGGGTGTTCATAAACCATTACCTTTGAATCAAGCTAAAGTAGAGTATGGAGACGCTATCAAAAGATACGGCACATACAAAGCGTTGAATAGATTGATACAAGGTTCTGCTGCTGATCAAACAAAGAAAGCTATGGTTGATGTATACGATGAGTTAGGTATAATACCTCTTATACAAGTTCACGATGAGCTTGATTGTTCTGTTAAAGATGAGAGACAAGCTAATCAAATAAAAGAAGTCATGGAAACATGTGTGGATTTACAGGTGCCATCAAAAGTAGATGTAGATCTTGGAGAAAGCTGGGGTGACAAATGACGTATGCTAGAGCCAGACAAGAAAAGTATGTTAACACGGAAAAAGGTAAAGAAGCTGCAACTAGATCTAAATTAAAACATCAAAGCAAACTTAGATCTACAGAGGAAGGTAGGATTAAATTAAAATACAGAAAAGTTAAATGCGAACATGGTAAAGATGTAGCAGATTGGTGGTTAAAACAAAAACCACTGTGTTATATTTGTGGTAAAAATGTGCTATATGAAAAAGCGCCATCAAGGAAGAAAAGTAGAAGCAATCTTGATGAGTTAGTCATTGATCACAATCACGATGTAAAAAAATTTACACCTAGACATTTATTGTGTCAACGACACAATCTTGGCTATGGTATGTTTCAAGAAAACATAGAACAATTGCAAAGAGCAATAGAATACAAAAGGAGATACGGATGAAGTGGTTATGTGTTACTTTATTAATTTGTTTAGATTTTACTCCAGAAGTAGATTACACAAACAATTCAGAGTTTATTGAATATGTCAGATCTTGTGCTGTGCATCACAATTCTATGTATGGAGAATATGAAAGAGTGCCAGTGTCAATTGTAATATCACAAGCAATACATGAATCAAATTGGGGTAAGTCTAGGTTTGCTGTGGAAGGTAACAACCTCCTTGGAATCCGCACTTTTGATTCGTCTGATGATCAAATGAAGCCACTAAATAAACCTAATGTGAGCTGGGGGCTTAGGATCTTTGAAACTAAGTGCCT